CGGAAAAATTCCATCGGTTAACGACATTCACGACGTGTGGTCAAAACTGCCGAAAAAAACAATCAGCGGCATAATGGGTACGCTAGAATTTAGAACTGCGTTATCTAGCCGAGGCATCCACTGGGACCCCAAAGACGGACTGTCGGCAGAACAACAAACCGTGCTGCTGAAACTAGCTGACCCGTTTGACCGGCGCGGCATCGCAGCAAAACTAAAAGACTTTGGCGTGCCCGTGGCGCGGTTCCAAAACTGGTTAAAGCAACCGTTGTTTCGAGAACTGTACGACAAACAAACCATTGACGGTTACCAGGAAGCGTTGCCCGCGATTCGACAAAGACTTATCGGAAACGCGGAAGCTGGTGACCAACGCGCCATCGAACTTGTGTTTGCGATGACGGGTGAGTGGAACCCCAACCAGCAACACTTGGAAGATGCGCGGACTATTATTTTGAAAGTAGTTGAGGCTATAATTACACATGTCAAGGACAAAGCCACCCGCGAGGCCATCCTTTCAGATGTATCGATGTATGCTGGTACACTGGCATCGGTAGGCCAACAGAAAACTCTGGAGTAATACATGGCGACTTCCACCACAAAGCTTGGGCTGACTAAGCCCGCCTATACTGACGTTGTTGACGTCGCAGACCTTAACAACAACGCTGACAAACTTGACGCCGCAGCTGGTTTTACCATTTGCACGTCTGGTACTCGTCCGGCATCGCCGTGGAGCGGTCAGGTAATTTACGAAACAGACACTGGTTTGTCTCTTGTGTGGGACGGTTCCGCTTGGCAGCCAGCCGGAGGCGGCGCTGGTGGCGGTGTCACGATTTCTTCTACAGCACCGGCTTCGCCTTCTGCCGGTGACTTGTGGTGGGATTCTGATGACGGCGAGATGTACCTTTACTACGATGATGGGTCGTCTCAGCAGTGGGTTTCGGCTGCTGGTCCTTCGGTAGCTGTCCAGTCCACAGCACCTACAGGTTACGAAGGCCAGTTGTGGTTGGATGACACTGATGGGTCTATGTATGTTTATTACACTGACCCTGGTGGGGGTTCTTCGTCTTGGATTGGTGCGGTGTCGCGGTCTGGCGGTATTTTGCAGGTTGTGTCCACAACAAAGACGGACACGTTCTCGACTACTAGCACTAGCTTTACTGACATTACAGGCTTGAGCGCAACGATTACTCCACGCTCTACGTCGAGCAAGATATTGGTAAATATCACTGTTTCTGGTATTGGCACTGATGTTTCCAATTCTGGAAATACTGGTTTTATTTTGGTCAGAGATTCAACACCTATTGCGGTTGCGACTGGTGGAACAACCCAATTTACTGGTCAGCTTTCTAGGCGGTCTATTGCTAGTACCGCATTTAGCCTTAACTCAAGCGCTATGACTTTGGACAGCCCCGCAACGACTTCAAGTGTTACCTATAAAGCACAGGGTAGAGCTTTGGCGGGAACTTTATATATAAATCGTGATGGGGATAATACTGCTTCTGTTTCGACTATTACTTTGATTGAGGTGGCTGGCTAATGGATATCCCAATGATTCTTTCCAGGCGTTACCCTGACGCTGAGTGGACTCTCAACAGTGACTCTTACAGCGGGCCCACCTGGTTGTCTGACGGTGAAGCCCCAACCCTTGCCGAGTTGGAGGCTGAGTGGGCTCAGGTCGAATACGAGGTTGCTTATGAGGCTGTGCAGAAGGCACGCCAGGCTGCTTACCAGTCCGAGTCTGACCCAATCTTCTTTGATTTTCAGCGTGGTGAGGTGACTGAGCAGGATTGGTTGGATGCTGTGCAGGCTGTGAAGGATGCTCACCCGTATCCTGTGGACCCGTCTACGATTGTGGTCGAGCCTGAGCCGGTTGTGGATGATGAGGTTTCTGAGCCTGTAGAGGAGGTCTAGTCATGGCGCTCGATTTTCCTGACTCACCAAGCAACGGTGACAGATACGCTGGCTTTACTTGGAACGCAACGGATGGTGTTTGGCGTGTGACCAAAGAGCTTGTGACGGGTTCACCGTCTGCTACTGGTGGTACTGAGGTTGTCGCTGGGGGCTACAAGTATCACACTTTCACGAGCAGTGGCACTTTCACTGTCACCGATGGTGGTGACTGTGAGGTTTTGATGGTTGCCGGTGGTGGCGGTGGTGGTCGTTCTTCCGGTGCCGGAGCTGGTGGTGGTGGCGCGGGCGGTGTGATTTTTGACACGATTACCGTTACAGCTCAAGCCTATTCTTTAGTTATTGGAACGGGTGGGGCTGGTCGCACTGGGTCTAACGGGTCTGGGACTAATGGTGTGAATACAACTGGTTTCGGATTGACGGCTGTTGGTGGTGGCGGCGGTGCGGCAGAAAGCGTAAATGGTTCTTCTGGTGGCTCCGGAGGTGGCGCTGGGGGTCGAGGCGCTGCTGGAGCGGGTTATGGAGGGGCTACCACACAGACTGGTGGTATCGGTGTAGGTTTTGGAAATCTTGGCGGAGGCTCTTCACACGCCAATAATGGCGCACACGAGGACGGCGGCGGTGGCGGTGGCGCTGGTGGTCTTGGAATGGCTGGCGGCGCTTCTAGCACACCACCAGAATCAGGTGGGCAAGGCGGCGCAGGTATATATCTTGGCGATTGGGCATCGGCTACCTCTACCGGTGATTCTGGCTTCTATGCTGGCGGTGGTGGCGGTGGCAACCGCAATGGTGGAAGCGCTGGGACCGGCGGTATCGGTGGCGGTGGAAATGGTGGGTCAGGTTCGATTGGAACTGCTGGCACTGACGGTGTCGGTGGCGGTGGCGGTGGAGCCCAGGGCGCGTTCAATGGTGGCGACGGTGGCGATGGAATTATTATAGTGAGGTATGCAATCTAATGGCGCTTGATTTTCCTACTAGCCCTACTGACGGGCAGATTTACGACAACTATTACTGGGATGACACTAACTCCAGGTGGCAGTTATTGTCTGACTCGTTGGAGGTTGCTGCTGATTTCTCGAATACTGCTACTGGTACTTATACGGATGGGTACGACTACAAGTATGTGTCGTTCACGGCTGATGGTACTTTGACGGTTACTCGTGGTGGGTATGCGGATGTTCTCGTTGTTGGTGGAGGCGGTGGCGGGGGTCGCCTTTACGCTGCTGGCGGTGGAGCGGGTGGACATATCTACATAGAAAATCTATATATTCCAGCAGGAAGCCATAGTGTAGTGGTCGGAGCTGGTGGGGCTGGCCTTACCGCAACGGGGCGTGGCAACAACGGTCAAGAGTCTAGTTTTTATAATATCACCGCAGTCGGCGGTGGTGGTGGAGGCGGTGGCGACAGCACTCAACAATACGGCAGAAAAGGCGGTTCTGGTGGTGGCGGAAATGTTGACTTTGCTGGCGGTCCTGGAATCTCTGGTCAAGGATTTTCTGGTAGCGCAGGCAATCGCCTAAGCGGTATCCAAGGCGGTGGTGGTGGAGGCGCTGGCGAAGCTGGAAATACTCCGCTACCCGGTGTTGGCGGTGTTGGCGGTGATGGGGTTGCTAACTCAATCACCGGAACATCCGTTACCAGAGCCGGTGGCGGTGGTGGGTGTTCTAGCGTCACTGGGGGCGCTGGTGGTTCCGGTGGGGGAGGCGCGGGTGGGTCTGGCGCGGCTGGTGTTGGCGTTTCTGGAACAGCTAACACCGGAAGTGGGGGTGGTGGAGCTTATTCTAGTGCTAATAGTGGCTCTGGTGGTTCCGGTATTGTTATCGTAAGAGTGAGAACAAACTAATGAAGCTGCTAAATCCCGCACCAGGACGTCCCGTAACCTCTCCTTACGGGCCCAGACGACACCCCATCACAGGTGAACTCGGCAAAATGCATCACGGTGTCGACTTCGGAGGCATATTCGATGTAATTTGTGTCGCAGACGGCATCATCGACCACGTAGGCTACTCCGCGACAGGCGGAGGACACGTTGTTATCATCAAACACGCCCCCAACCTGTACAGCGTCTACTACCACGGTAGAGAACGTACCACCTGGAACAAAGGTGACCGCATAGCTGCTGGGGCAAAGGTTTATGTTAGTGGCTCAACTGGTGCTAGCACAGGCCCCCACCTCCACTTCGAGCTGCGCAAATCACGTAAATGGGGAGACACACAGGACCCCCAAGCGTTCATTGACCGCGAGATTACTGTCGACACCAAACCCAGTGTGCTGAAAGTTGATGGCAAACTAGGTAAGCACACATGGCGTAAGTTCCAAGAAGTGCTTAAACGCGACTGGGGATACGAAGGACTTATTGACGGCAAGCCAGGACCTATGACTTACAGGGCAATTCAGCGGTCTGCTGGAGCCAAAGTGGACGGTATTTTCGGCCCAGAGACCCGCAAACTAGTTCAGAAACGCCTAAAAGGTAGTGATTTTTACCTTGGTGAGTTGGACGGTATTTGGGGGCGCGGTACAATTACTGCGCTACAAAGAGCACTAAATCAAAATCATTATTAGGAGTTATGATGACTGAGTACCTAACCTATTCTGTGGAACGTGCGTTGAAGACCGTGGCACAGACTGCTGTGGCAGTTATTACTGCTTCACAGGTTGCGGGCATCCTTGAGGTGTCGTGGCTTGACGTGGTGAGCGTTTCAGCGCTTGCTGGTGTTGTGTCTTTGCTGACTTCTGTTGCTAACTATAAAGGTAAAGCAATAGACGGTAAGTAAATGAAAAAGGCCCCCAAGGGGGCCTTTTTTACTGGCAGCTGTCGCAATGCAGTGCTTCCATTGGGTCTACGGGACACGCTACTCCGCCAACAAACTCGACTTCATCCATGAAATGTGCTCCAATCTACGCTAAACTATCCCAGACTCTTTATTAGGACAGGATTTATGAAAATACTTTTCCTTGACCTTGAAACATCGCCTAACTTGGCTTACGTGTGGGGCCTATGGAATCAGAACATTTCAGTGAACCAAATGGTTAACTCAACTGAAGTTATCTGTTTTGGTGCCCGCTGGCATGGACAGCGGAAAGTCCATTTTAGCTCGGTTCACCACGATGGCAAAACTAAGATGCTTAAAGCTATACACGAGCTTTTAGATGAGGCTGATGCTGTGGTTGGCTGGAATTCTGCGGCTTTTGATGTCAAACATTTGCACAGGGAATTTATAGAAAACGACATGTTGCCTCCGTCGCCACATAAAGATATTGACTTGATGAGGGTTGCGAAGCAGAGATTTAAGTTTCCATCTAACAAGCTTGATTATGTGTCTCAAAAGCTTGGTGTGGGTCAGAAAGTTAAGCACAGCGGGTTTGAGTTGTGGATTAAATGCATGGCTGGTGACGACAAGGCTTGGGTTGAGATGAAGAAATACCAGCTGCAGGACGTGAACTTGTTGGTTGATTTGTATGAGAAGTTTAAGCCGTGGATTAAAAATCACCCAAATCGCGCAGTTATTGATGATGTGCCGGATGGTTGTATTGTGTGTGGTTCGACACATTTGCAGTATCGCGGGTATGAAACAACATCAACTGCCAAGTATCGTCGCGTAAAGTGTATGGATTGTGGTAAGTGGATGCGTGTCGGTAAAAGCGAGTCCACCAGTACAATGAGAAGTATTTAGGAGGCACTATGTCTATGCTGTCGGGCGAAGAAAGCCTGCCTGGTTTTGGGCGTGACGAAAACCCTAAACCTCCTGGGCAGGTTGTTGACGACTTTCACGAGAACAGTGATGTGGATTCGCGTGCTGAGGCACAACACCACACTTTAGGTCCTGGCCCTAACCAGGCGGCTGCTGGTGACCACACGCATGATGGTGGTGACTCTGCACTGATTTTGGAGGGGCAGGTTATTTCTGGTTCTCGCGCTACGGATGCGTGGCGCATATCAGTAAACGCCCTGTTGGTGCGTTTGGGAGCAACGGACAACTCTACGCCATAATGCCAGCAAAACAAAGGCAACCTACAGCTGCAGAGTTGCTGCAGCTGACTATTTCTGAGCTTGACCAGAGTATTCACCAACCAAATATTTTAAATTATGGTGAAAAGGACTATCCTGAACAGCTCAGGTTTCATAAATCTCCGGCGCGTGGCCGGTTTATTTCAGGAGGTAACCGTGGAGGAAAAACCGACGCTGAAGTCGTTGAGTCTATCTGGTGGGCTACAAATACTCATCCATACCTTAAGCGTCCAGCTTCCTGGGGTTCCGGACCTGTTCAGCTTCGTTTCGTTGTTGTAGACGTCGCTAAGGGTATTGAGCAGATTATTCTGCCAAAAATGAAACGGTGGATTCCTAAATCGTATTTAAAAGACGGCAGTTGGGATAGAAGTTGGGATGGCAGCAACTTTATTTTGACGTTTGAGAACGGTTCCACGATTGATTTTGTGACGTGGGGTATGGACATGATGAAGCTTGGTGGTGTGCCTCGACACGGTATTTTCTTTGATGAAGAGCCGCCACAGCACATTTTTAACGAATCGATGATGCGTCTGATTGACTACAACGGTTTCTGGGTAATCGCCGCTACGCCGACTAAAGGTATGGGTTGGACGTTTGATTTGTTGTGGGAGCCCGCAAAGGAGGGCAAGGCTGAATGGATTGACACGTTCACCCTGTCGGCTGAGCAAAACCCGTACATTCAGGCTGAGTCTAACGACATGAATTTTTACATGATGGGTATGAACAAAGAGGAACGGGATATTCGTGAAAAGGGTGAGTTTGTGGCTCGTAGCGGTCTGGTTTTTCCTGACTTTAGCCAAAATATTGACCAGTACCTTGTAGATTTTGGGCCTGGAGATGTGCCTAAAGACTGGGCTATTTACGCTTCTGTCGACCATGGTTTGAATAACCCGACTGCGTGGCTGTGGCACGCTGTGGCTCCGACAGGGGAGATTGTGACGTTTGCTGAACATTATCAATCAAACATGATTGTGTCGGAGCACGCAAAGGTTGTGAAGGAGCGGGAACGTAACTGGGGCCGTAATCCTGAAAATGTGGAGCGTATGGGCGACCCTGCAATGCGTCAACGTTCGGGTATTACTGGAACATCAATTATTCAAGAATATGCGCTCCACGGGGTGTACGTGAACGTTGAGGGCATACCCCATGACGTCATGGTGGGTATTGAAAAGATGCAGTCGTATTTTCGTCGACGTCCTAGAACTCGTTGGGGTGCTGACCGGCCAACATGGGTTATTTCACGTAATTGTCCTAATTTGATTCGTGAGTTGAAGAAGCTGCGGTGGGCTACTTATAGCTCAGACAAAATGGCGTATGAGATGAATAAGCAGGAAGTTGTGCACAAAAAGGACGACCACGCTTTTGACTCTGCCCGCTATTTTGCTACGACACGCCCCGATTTGAAACCTATTCCTGAGCAAACGGATGCGGACGCACCACCAGTTACGCTAAGATATGAAGAGTTGCTTTTGAAAATGCGTGAAGACCCTAATGTCGAGTTCGCAGAAGATAGAGCATCAGCACAGGACGGCAACGTCATCGTAAACGATTACGGAGGATACTACTGATGAGTAGATTTTTTCTTGTAGACGCGCCAGCGCTTGACCCTGGCGTATGCTGGATTACTAAAACAAGTAAGGGCCCGTTTATTGACACGGGTGTTGACTTAAGCAGGAATGTCATTGACCGTGGACGTATCTACCTGTCGGTAGACGCAATTAGGGAAATGGCGCAACTTGCTGGATTGTTTGACGAGGGCGAGCCTGTCAGCGTTGAGCTAAAGAAAAAGCAATGGTATGACGAAGGCTACAACGCAGCTGTTAAGGAGCTACAAAACGATGTTGTCAATAATTTTGTTGAGCGTGTTATCAGTAATTCTGCTCTCACTGCTGGTGCTGCAATATCTGTTGCACCAGAAGGCAGTGGACAAATTGCTGGAGAACCAGGCACAATTGATGAAGGAACAATTACAGACGCAGTACAAATCGATAAAGACTCTGACGGAGCTGAGCGAAAAGGCGCAGGCATTGGTCGCTTCAAGCGACCCGCTCGCGTATCAGCAAGTTCAGGCGATGAGTCAAGCTATCGACTATAGTAGCTATCAAGACTATGACCCGTCAGATGAGGCG